CCCGCCAGCGCCTCTACGATGGGTTTCAGCGTGGTCTCGTTGTTCGCAGTGATAGCGCCGCTGACGATGTTGCCGATTTGCTCGACATCTTCTTTGGTTAAAGGCATATCGCCCTCCTTTTTGTGGTTTGCTGCAGGACCATCCTGCGGTGTGAAAATTGATTTGAATTTGTTGGCTACGATTGCCACCCATGACTCCTGACGCGTTACTTTTGAGCCGGTATCGTCAAAGGTGATTTTTCCGCCCTCATTGGTGTAGCCGTAAACCTGCGCGTCACTCCCATTACGGATGACGATGGCCTGCGAGTCGGTGAAATCGGCGATCCAGGCATAATCATCCGGGCCAGTCACAAATTTATCGCGGGCAGACTGTTCCAGACGGCGCTCGCGCTCGCGGTAACTTTCCCCCACCAGCGCGCCAGAATTAGGTTTGAGCGTCCTGGCTTGATCGGCGTTGACCATCAGACCTACGCCCTGCTCTGGCTGAGCTGCACCCACCTCATGCAGCAGGATGGCGTCGTGGTCCATGGCGTTGATTTTCGCCACCCATTCGATGCCCTGGGCTTTTTGCTCTTCGCTGGCCTCCAGCTGGTCGAGAAACACGGCAACGCTGGTATGGATTGGCGGTACATCCTCACCGCGCTCAATGGCTGCTACGCGCTCCAGCAATTCGCGCCCGCCTTCGCTCTGATTGGCAACGGTGGTATCGACCCATTTCTCTGCATAAATGCGGTTGCCAGACTTCTTCACGTTGCGATTCCACGCACCGATGTGACCGACATTGATGCCCTCTGGTGAGAACGCAGAGACAAACTGGCCGTTAACGGTCGGATGACCGAGGGGTGCCAGAGTGCCCTCCAGCCCCTGATAATGAGCGTCAATTTCTGAGGCCGAATACAGGCCGCCGTTCATCACAACGTTTGCCGGTAGCGTGTAGCTCGGCAGCACAAGATGCGGGCGACCATTATGCGTTTCGCGGCGAATAGACTGATTGTTCACCCTGGTGGTGACGTTAATCTGCATAGGCATGGTTATGTCTCGATTAGGCTGCGTGCTGGTGGCCGCAGCAGTGGTGTGAATGGTTGGCGGCGAGTGCCATGTATCGTTTGTATTCCCCTTGAGCCATCTCAATAATTTTTGAGTTAAGCGGATTGCCTTTAGCGTCCACCAGCACTTCAACCTGTGAGCATTTGCAGTTGATCGCATTGGCTCCGATGGCATACCACCGCCTAACCTCCTCCGTTGTATAAAGGTGAGCATGTCGGATGGCGTGTGACTGGCGAGTTGTGGGACTGAGTGCGGAGTAATGCAATAACCGGATATTCAGGCCCAAATCTCGCGTGGCCTCATCTGCCTCATCCCAGCGGGCGCGCCGCAGTGCGGTAGTCAGCTCCGTTCTGGCAATTCTGTTAGCGCGGCGTTTTTCAATATCTGCCTGCGCGGTAAGGTTTTTAGCCACCACGGAGGGGTGAAGCCCGCGCCCGATGCCCTCAGTCAGCACCCGCGCCATGTTCCGTTTCACCTCTGCCGATAAACCCTTCATCTCCTCAAACACGCGCGTGTAAACCAGCGTCATTCGGCGCTGATAGGGTTCGCTCATGAGCAGGGACTGGAGGGATTGCCTGTTAGCCAGGTAGGTTGCTGACTGCTGGGACAGGTTGGCAAATGTCTGGGCGGTCCCGCGAGCAACGGCAACCTCAACGTAATTTTCAGTGAACCAGTTGTTGTTCTGGTCACCCTCCACCAGCACGGCATCGGTGAGAATGCTGGCGTCATTGAGCACCATGCTCAGCAGAACCGGATCGAGCTGGTATTCATAGCGGGCGTTAATGGCGAGGGATGCCGGGAATTGCTCGAGGGCGTCTTTATAAATTTTACCGACCTTTTTTAGGCGTCTGGCGAAATCCTTCATCGCCTTGCGTTCTAACTGGTCAATGCCGGTCGGGTCTTGTTTGTTGCTGGGTAGGATTGCGAGCCTGGGCTTCTTACTCATCCTCTTAGTCATCGTCATCCTCCGGTAGCGGCTCCCCTCCACCAGGCTCATAGCCTGCCGCAACACGGATTTCATCAACCGTGAACACCTGCTCCCCCGATGCAAGAGCAGTCTGGTTAATGCTGCTCATTTTACTGGCGCTTTCGAGTTTGTCAGAAGGTGATTGCTCGTTTAGCTCATCCCAGACGATGCTAAATTTTGCTACTGGTTTGATGATTTGCAGCTGAATGAGCTTATCGACCATATCCTCAATATCGAACGACAGATCACCCCGGCGTGACTGGCAGCGACTGTTGAAATAAATCTGGTCCTCAGTGCTGGCCCGCTCACCTGACTGGTTGCCAATGATGATGCGTGAAGGAATATCAACTGAGGCGCAAAACGTTTTCAGGTTCACCTCATAGGTGGGTTCCGGGTCAGAGACGGCGTTAACCATTGATGTGACCTGAGCACCCTGAGTAATCAGTAGCGTGTCATTACCACGATTTAGTTCGCGTGCGGCTTCGTTAAAACGCTCCTGCAGTTCATCCACAGTGACGCCATACAATGAGGCCAGATTTTTGAAATCGACCTCTTTGTCGAAGTTAATGCTTTGCTGGCGCGCCGCATTTTTTAGAAACGACTCACCAGAGCCGCCTTCGACTTTCTCCAGGCTGACGCAGGCGTTATAACCCGGCTCCAGAAAACCGATCTCGTCCTCTGACATATCGCCGATGATCAGAACGCGGTCAGGGTGAATCTTACGCTGTGCAGTGCTGCCGTCCGATAGTGTCTCTGTGTACTGCCACATCGTGATAGCGCCATTGCTGTCGCGGGTGGCAACCTTCAACGCGCTTGCCCATACCGGCGTGATTTTCTGCAGCGCTTTGCCTTTAACAACCGGCTCAACCCACTCCTTGCTGTCTTTAACGTGCAGCAGGATGCCAGCCCAGCGCCCCACCAGCCGCCTTACATCCGCCCTGGCAAATGCGCGCCAGAATCGGTGGCTGAATACCTGATTGCTTGCACGCTCCCACGCGGTCATCTCTCGCGACTCATCGGACGGCTCGCCCTCAATAACCTGGGGGTTTGTTTTCCAGCAATTGGAAGCCAGCTTATTTACTGCGCCGTTAGCAATGCCGCCACGCCGGTACAGTTTGTACAGATCATCGAAAGTCAGATTTTCTTTAAAGCCGTATTCGCACCATGCGCTCTCGCGTTTTGTATCCAGCCCCATGCCAAGGTTGAATGCCATTGCGCGCGCACGGGCCATCCTGACGTCATTCATCGCGTGATTGACGGCGAGTGTTAATTTATCAGTCATGGTTTTCCTGCTGGTGGATTTCAGGCAATAAAAAAGGCCGCCTGAGCGACCTTGTTGTGAATTTTAACCTTACTCAAAATCTTCTGGATTTTTGCCCTCTTTCTTCATCCAGATAAGAAGTTGTTCAGCACTTGTTTCTTCATTCTCAGCAAAGACAGCGTAGCTTCGCACGTACTCGCCAGGGACTCTCTTAAGAGTCAAGGTTGCCCTAACTTGCCCATTTGCACCTTCATCAAACACTATATTCATGGTTTATTCCTATGCTGAGTATAATGAACAGCCATATTAGCGAGCGTGCAATCTTTTGGGAATCATCATTCCTACTACCTGCCCCTTGCGTTTGATATGGCCATCAAGGCCATACCTGATCCCATCCCAGCAGTGTTCATTGCCTTCCGCCAGCTTTGGCAATACCTCCCCTGTAATGCGATCAGTTTTGTAGGACCACATTCGGGCTTCACGCGCCACGTTCTTACAGCGCGGGTGGATAATGATTTCATCAAAGCCGCGCAAGTGGGCAATGCCATCCTCTACACTGCCCTGCCACTTGTCAGCTGCGGAAATATTGAACCCCTGACGCCTGAGATAGCTGATTGTCTCCGGGCGCGCAGAGTCAGCCTTGATGGGCCAATCGCGTACGCCGGGGATGGTGTCATATAGAGCGGGCATATGATCGAGCTCGGTTTGCTGTCCATAGGCTTCATACTCAACATAGAGCCGGTTATGCAGGATGAATGAGCGTGTCAATGTGTTGGGGTCTTTGGCAAAACCGAAGTCAGCACCAAAGAAAAGCCGCTCCGCTTCTTTCCACAGATTGTCTGAGAACTCAGCAACACGGTATTTGCCAGCCAGCACCTGTTTGTCTGAGTTTTCGAGGTATGCACCCTCCCATACCCAGGCATAAGTTGCTGGATCGAGGCGGCGCTCATCGTTCTGGCGCTCCCCCTCCAACACTTCAGGAAACCAAGGGTTATCCGTATAATTCATCTCTACGGTTATGCAGTCGTCACCAGCCTCTTTGCGGAATCGCTTATCAGTAGCGCTGCCGTCGCGCTCAGGGTTCCATGTCACCCAAATTTCTGATCCCTCTTCGCGCACTGTTGGGCTAAGTTTCTGCCAAGCGATTTCACTGACTGACTCAGCCTCATCCACCCAGCAAAGCAGGATGCGCGCCTTTGACTTGATGCTGTCCAGGTTGTGCCGCAGACCAGAGAAAACATATGTCACCGTTTTGTCGATGGTACGGATGTATTTATCACCAATGTCAAAGTTGGACGCCAGCCATGGAACGGAAAGGATCGCCTGCTTAACCTCCTGCATGCTCGACTCCTCCAGTGAGTTCATGAACTCACGCGCACAAAGGATAACCCCGCTCTCACGGTTCATCATCGCTTGATATGCCCTTACGGCTGTCATCAAGGCAAACGTGCGTGTCTTTGCACTGCCGCGCCCACCATGTGAACAGCGATAGCGTTTACCTACCGCAGTAAAAAGGGGGGCAAGTTTAGCGGGGATCGGAAGTTGTACGGCGTCACTCATGCTTAGGCTCGACGGGTAAAAGCTGAATCACGGTTGGTTTTGATGCCATGCTGCCATCGGGGCTGGTGTGCTCAAACTTCTGCCTGTTGGTGTAGGCTTCCCCAACCTCTTTGGCTGCCTGTTCCATCAGTGATGCGGCCAGCGCAAGATTCTGCATTTTTTCGGCCTTGGTCATCATGCGATCAAGCGTGCGTAGCCGGTAAGACTTATTGGCAATCGGGATGTCAGATATTTCGGTCTGAAACCGGGTGCGTGTGCTGTTAAACAAAGCGACCCACTTTTTTGCAAGCCCCTTGCCGCTGGCCTTTGTAGGGTCGTGTGATTCAATCTGTTGAGGTGTAACTTTAATACCAAATTGTTTTTGGACGGCCTCAGCAACAATCGCTAGCGAATCAAAGCATGCAAGTGACTGAATGATGAAGGCTTTCACCTCTGGTTTTAATGCAGCCATATTTCACCATT